ACCATCTGTGATCTCGGCAAGGTCTCTATACACTTAATCCCCTTCACCTCTTAAGGTACTGCCATTAGGGCTAGGGGCTCTAGGATTGTCAAACATCTGCTTAGTAAACACAGGAGGAACCCTATCATCGTCTGCACAGGTAGCCGCTTTCTGTGTTTTACTTATGCCGCCTGCAAATACGTTTAGGGGTCCCATTGCTTGACGTTCTAGTAGGCTATCTAAGGCAGTCCTAAAGGATTGCACTTTTTGGGAAAGAGCTTTAGAGCCTTCTTTCCCTGATCCGTCTACCTGTCTGCTAAAAACGACAATTAAGTTTTGAAGGCAGTTTATAGCCGCCTGCAATACCGTACCCTCTACGCTTAAAACGTATAGGATTTCGTTATCATCCAATAATTTATCGTCGCTGTTCGTATCCCCGACTAGAAATCTTACGGCATCTTTATCGGATGCAGAGGGGTCATGGCTATAACTCCAGCTTAAAACATTGGGAGTCGTAATCATTTACCACCTCATACGTCAGGGATTTCTAGATCTATTTCGGGTAAAACCTCGGGCTCTATTACCTTTTCAGGCTCCACCTTACGCCGCCTTTTCTTAGGCTTTTCAGCCTCTTCAAGCTCGGCTTTCTTTTCAAGAATCTTTTCCTGTTTGATCTCTTTGGCTAGTTCTTTTTCTCGGGGCGACTTAAATTCTATCGCCCTACCTTCGGCCATCATTTCAATAGAAAGATCGTGAAGCTTTTTAGCCTCTTCACCAGGTAGTTCAGAAAAAGCCCTATGCCTAAGCTTGAGTTTGTTGCGCTCTCGCCAAGGTATGTCTACCTCTCCGGTAATATCGAATAGTAAGACACCCCGAACTAACGGCCTATATCTATCAAAGGGGATCTCTTCGGCTTCTTCTTTGGTCAGGTACCGACCTGCCGGGATCGACCCAGTATTTAACTTGATAGGCCTAACGACAAACCACCGTTTAGAGGACATTGGTAAGCCCCTTTATTGAAATAGGTTTAAGAGTGGGCAAGGCTCCTTTCAATTCAGAGCCCCGCCCCAGGATTTTACCCTGATTAGCTTACTGCACCACTGAAGAATACGCCGAGGTCAGAAGCGACGAGTTTCAAAGCATCGGCTGCCTCGATTTCGATCTTCTGGGCTTTTCGGTCGTTGTCTCTCCAAGAAGTGATGGTCTGACCTGCTCCGCCGGGGATTAGGTTAGACCAAGAGAAGGTGTAACCTGCAGATGGAACCATGATGCCCGGTGAAGGGGCGGCATAGTAAAGAGCTGCATCAGCGGAACTGAATACATAGCTCATTGCATCCGTGGCACCTTCTACGGCTGTGTTGTGGGTAGCTCTACCTACTAGGTATTTGCCTACGCCAAGAACTTGGGCCATAAGTTGGTCCGTAATATCGGCCTCCTTAAATGGCATAACATATTTTAATCTATCTTTGATGTCCTCATTATTTCGCAAACTTCTGTTTACAGAAGGCGAGACAACCATGACATTTGGACGCTGTGCGGTTTTCTCTTCACAGGCGTCTAGCTCTTTTTGGACATCTAGAACGGGGTTACCCGCTGCAGTATCCCACAAGTTGGCGGGGGTGATGTCCCCACCTGTAGAAGAACCTGTCCAGATACCTGTAGAAAAGAAGTCAGTTGCCCAACGCTTCTCAAGATTAATGAGATACTTTTGGGTTAGGAACCGCGTCGCATCGGCATCGTTATCAATGGCGGGGTCACTATTTGCGACAATCTGATCGGCCACTAATTTATGCAAAGCGTAAACTTTACAGCTATAGGTGTCCGTATTAATGTCGTACCCTGATCCTGCGGAAGGCTCGCCGGGAGCCCTTACTTTCATCTCATCAGTGAACCACTGGCCCTTAGGATAGACAAAGTAATCATCGGACTGGTGCTCAACTGGGAGCATTGGAAAGACTTGCCGAGCAATGTACTTGCTATCGGCTTGTAAGAACGCTACCGAAACGTCAGTGAGAGCCTGATTTACGTGTACCTGGCCTCTAGTTGGCTGGGGCATTGTTATACTCCTTATTCCTTAATTAAAGTTAAAACCAAAACCCCAGTGGTTAAGGTGCTACGCCCATATACTTAAGAACTACAGTAATCAACTCGCCGTCAGCACCAGAAGCACTTTGGGCAACACCGTTAATCGCATGACCACTAGCCGCAGTGATGAACTTACCCGCTGCATTGACTGTGACAAATGCCCCGGCTGCAACTGCGGCACCCGCTACAGATTTTTGTGCTCCACCTATGGTAATGCCTGCGGCACAACCTAAAGTTGGATCGTTGGTAAGCACGCCTAAGCAAGCTTCGCCCAAAGTATCGCAAAGAACTGCATCGCCTGCGGCATCTAGCTTAACACCAAAGAATTGGTTGCTAGATAGGTTGGCTCCGGCTGCCACGAACCCGACGCTTAATGAAAGATTTCCTGAAACTGTCATTGTGTTCCCTCCTCAAAGGTTAAAAAGAAAAACCCGCGTCGGGTCTTATCGTCCGTTAGTCACCATTGCATCATAAGTCCCGTAATCCTTACGGCCTTCGTCAGTCTTCCAATATCTTTGAATTGCAGTTGCTGCAGGGACATCTTTAAACATCTCTACCGCTTTACGCTTGCAAACATTGTAAAATTGTTGTGGTTCGGAAGGTGTTACACCTCCACGACTTCCGCCCATTGGGCTGAAAGCTTGCTCTGAAGGGGCTTTCATTGCATCAGATGCAACCGCCAAGAGAGACTTCAGTTTAGGATAATCATCTGGGCAAGACTGACCAAATGACTTGAGGATATCTTTCAATCCTTCAACCTTTAGAGACTTGAAGACTTCCGCTTCTAGCTCGTAATGCTTGTCAACTCGTAGCTCGACTTCGTTGTTGAGCTTTTCGTTAACTGCATCAAGGTTTTTGTGGAGGCTTTTGTTTTGGTCGTAAAGAGACTTAACCACTGAAATAGTGCCCTCGTCTAGCTTCTTCGACTTCTTCAACGCCACAATGTCTAAATCGCCGTCCTTGGTTAGAGGCAGTTTAGAAAGATCCATGTCATTCTCTCCCATACGTTTGTTAATATCTTCTGCCTCTTCGGCTGCTTCCTCTGTTGGGTCCGATCCACCTTCTTTTAGCTCTTTGTCTTCTTCTTCGAGCAAGTCGGATGATTTCTCGGATTCTGTATCTTCTTCCTCTTCGTCTTTACCAAAGAGTTTCTCGGACTGACCTTCTGGTTCCTTAGGCTTTTCATTGCCTGCAGGCATCTTAGGGTCTTCTTCCGTTTTCATGTCTTCATCTTCAAGCATCTTGGTAATCTTAAAGGCTACCTTGTCAGCTATGAAGTCGAAAGCTTTCTTGACCCTAACCTGGTTAGCGTCGGCTTCCCCGGTTAAGTCGGCTAATTCGGCAGCGGCTAAAGCATCTCCAAGAGTCTTCTTGGAAAGAGATTTTACTTTAGTTAGTCCGGTAAGCACCTTGAACACGTTTTGAACCGCTTCTTGTTCGTCTTCTGGAACCTCTGCACGCTTGAGGACATCGACAACCTGTTTGGCGTTTTTGACCTCAGTGCGTAGCAGGGCTTCAAACGCTTCTTTTTTCACGTTGCCCCTCTTATTCAAATTTTTGGTTAATAGAAAAGGTAGAAGATTAGCCCCCTCATCGACGTAGGAAACTTCTTTGACACGATAGTCAAACAACTCAACTAAATGACTAAGCAGTTCACCTGGACTCAATGAAGGCATAAAACGATTACCGTGTTAACGGCTTACCCTGGGCTAAACTAGACTAATATCCTAGCCTTACTTTTGCCGCCTGGGCTGTAAGCTGATAGCTCACCAGATTTAATTCTGTCCCATAGATTATCGTTGATAACCAGGGAAACTAATATCCAGTCACCTTTTCTAACTTCTCCATTTCCTAGAGTAAAGTCAATAGGTGCTAGATAAGATTCTACTGCTACGGCATCCGCTTCCCTCTCGTGCATTATACCCATAGATCCGCCATTTGCTAAGAATCTATGTGCAGTCTTTGCAACTTCTCGGGTAGTCATTATATCGAGATGTCCGTCAACCGCATTTGGTCTCAAGACAATACCGTAAACTAGTCGTTGCTCCTCTTCACCCGGATTTGTGGGGGAGGCCTCCATAAACTTAAGAACTTTTACCCTGGTCTCTTGAATTGAAGGATTGCCGAGACTGGCATGGGTCCCCTCAATCTCTTCGAATCCTTCAACCTTCTTTGTCTTAGCGTATTTCCTTACTTCGGGTAGCACCTGTAGCACTTGCTCGCCGTAGCATAAGGTCGCCAAGATTTCCTGGGGCTGTAGATTGTCCATCAAGTAAAGTTCCCTTTGGGGTAAACATCTCTAACCAATTGTAAACCCTTCGGCTAGAGGTAGTCTTAGGATAGACCACAAAGTCAGGCTTGAAAATGATTTTAGAGAAAACTTCTTGAAATATATCAACACTTAGTTTATCCGAATTGTGTTCATTGTAAAAGCTTCTATTGCGATACTCTTCAGGCATGTACCAATAAAAACCTAGACGCTCCTCTAATCTTTGACCTCTGACATCCATACCATTGTAGAACAATACGTCAATAATTGTAACATTTTCATTACTTATATGACTATCTACTATTGTTTCTGGGGGCAATCTTTTCAGGACTTCCCTGGCTTTCGGAGGGATATTTAAAACCCTTCGCCCGGTACGCTCATAGGCCCTTTGCCCAAATTGGGTACTCTCCAAGATGTATCTCTTAGATTTCTTCGGTATTAGGAAGGCTGTAACATTCCCCCTTGGAGCAATGTACGCCTTGGCCTGATCTATATTTAGGTGCTTATCCCATCCGGCTAAGGAAGGGAGAGGAAAGTAGTACGGTTTAAAATTTAGGATCATCTGCTATCCTCTACTCGAATATACTAAATCTCCTGGGATCTCCCCGACTACCTGGGGGAAATGCTAAAGGATTCCGTCGAACCCTTCCGGCATCCTGCCTATTGTTAGGTACTGCATCATCTCCTAGTTCTAGGGTCATGGTACACCTGCAATTGGGGTGACTCTGACTAGGGATGCTTATCTGTTTAATAACTCCTGTCGGCCTTGCCTTATGGTCTAACATCCGTACCTTCCATTTACCTTTGAATGGACGGGGCACGGCTTCCATACTATTACAGGTTGGGCATAGTCTGGCACCATCGTTTATTACTACCCAAAGAACCTTAGCCGTATCGGGATTAAAGTACCCACCATCGGCTGCTTGCTGCCAACCTACCTCATGGCCGCCGTTCACTGCGGTCATCATCTCAGTCCGTCCGATCATGTTAGCCCTTTGGCCTAGCTTAGTATCCCTGGCTTTTTTATAGAGCTTATCCCGTACTTCCTTTAATAGCCCTTGATCCTTCCAAGCATCCTTCATTTTCATTAGGGATTTGTTTTGGTCGGGCCTTAAGCCAATGACTGCTTTGATGTCTCTA